AAAGCAAACGCGTGACGGCATCGTAACGGATGAAGACATGCTCGAATACATGATCGAAAAGATTAAGCGTCACAACATCGGGCTGGTCATCATTGACCCGTGGGTCGGCTTCAACGACATCAACGAAAACGATAACGTCGCGATGAACGCGGCGGTCGCAGCGGCGCGCTACGTCGCAGACAAAACCGACGCCGCGATCGTGCTAACGCACCACATCCGCAAGACAAACGGTGAAGACGCGACGGTCGACAGCGTCCGCGGCGCCGGTTCGTTGATCGGTGCGGCGCGCGCAGCCCGCGTTATCAATCGTGTTAGCCAAGAGGACGCGATGAAGCTGGGCGTGTCGGAGCATGAGGCGCTCGGCATATTCCGCGTTGACGATGGAAAGGCAAACCTCGCACCGCCTGCCGCAAAGGCGCTGTACCGGCGTATGCACGGGGTGGAGCTGCCAAACGGTGAATACGTTGGCGTCTGCGTGCCGTTCAAAATGCCAGACTTATTCGACGGGGTGAGCGCCAGAAACGCGATGGAGGTGCAGCGTCTAATCGGGGCGGCCGCGGAACGGGGCGAGCCAATGCGCGCAGATGCACGCGCCAAGTCGTGGGCGGGCAATGCGGTGGCCGTCGTGCTCGACCTAGACTTGGACAAGCAGCACGAGAAGGCGCGCGCCAAGGCGATCCTGAAGAAGTGGATCGAGACAAACGTGTTGAAGGTCGAAGAGTGGCCAGATAAACGGCAGGGGCGGGACGTGCAGTGCGTCGTCGTCGGGGAATGGATTAACGCGTCGGAGGTAGGATGATGATTAAGAAGTGTGAAAACCCAAAATGCTGCAACTTTTTTACGAAGCCAAAACGCGTAAAGAAATATTGTAGTAAGAGATGCCAACAATACAGTAACGGTTTAGGGCGTAAAGATTACCACCGCGAACACGCTAGAAAGAGATATAATGAAGATGCAGATTGGCGCGAGCATCGGAAGAAGTATAATCGCGATTATGCAAAGAAATGCGGTGACGAGGTAAAGAAGAAAATCGCTATAAATCGCAGCTTATATCGCCAAAATAGAGAAAAAGTAGACATAAACTATAAATTACGAAGAACCTTGCCGGTACGGATTAGAACAGCAATTAAGAACGCAAAAACTGAAAAATGTGATAAATCAATAAATTTGCTTGGGTGCTCAATTAATGAAGCGCGTAAATATTTGGAAGCTCAATTTTTAAGTGGCATGACATGGGACAATCATGGCGATTGGCATATTGATCACATTAAGCCTTGCGTCGCATTTGACTTGACCGATCCAGAGCAGCAGCGCGAGTGCTTCCACTACACGAACTTGCAGCCGTTGTGGGCAGAAGAAAACTTACAAAAGGCAGGGCATTATGAGCCGTCACAGCCAGAAATCTAAGAAGCGTCATCCCGACGCACCGCGGGAGCACTTTGAGGTGGCGCACATAACATTCGAAATTGCGCCGGACGCGAAGACGTTCGCGCTGATAGCGGGGCAGGCGTTGACCGCAAAGGATCGCAGGCCGCTGTTCAGCGCGCACATTGAGAAGGGCATGAGCGAGCAGCTACGTGAGCTGGCGTTCAGGCTCAGACAATTGGAGAGGGAACTATGAGTAAAGATTTCGATTATTACTACGATCGCTTGGAAGTGTACAAGGACAGCATCGAGGTCGCAGATGGCGTCGAGAGCATGCACTGCAAGGATCATCTATACTGGCCAAGGGAAGGGTCACTACATATCCGCGGGCTGTGGCATCTAACGCTAAAGCTCGCAGCGCATGGTAAGCGGATGCAGAAACGCATCAAGGAGCTGGAGGAGCAGATCAATGGCTAGACCCATTTACGAAACGCAAGCCGACCGCAACAACGAACGCCGCCTCGCGGCAAAGATTGAAAGGCATTACGGATGCATCCTGCTAAAGATGCCAATGAAGCTGAGCCTAGACTTCATGGCGATCCGCGACGGGAAGGCGGTCGCGTTTATCGAAGCCAGACAGCGCAAGATCGCGATGAACACGTACCCGACGTACATGCTGTCGCTCTACAAGGCCACACAGGCGCGCGCGCTCACAATGACGACGGGGCTGCCGTGCTTCCTCGCCGTGCAGTGGACGGACAAAGCCGGCATCGCGAAGCTGCCGCCAAGCCACGAGGATATGCACGTGGAAATGGGCGGCACGACGCGACGAGACGATCCACAAGACATCGAGCCTATGGTACACTTCGACATAGCTAACTTTAAGGAGCTGTGACAATGACACTGCCAATGCCAATACATGAAATTGAAGAAGACGAAACTAAGCTGGAGCTTGGACGCATCGTGTGGGACGAGGAAATTGGAGGCGCCGCGATCGAGTGGTGCGCAGATGAGATGCCAATGATGTCATCGGCTGCGCTCGACTTGGCATTCGTGATGGAGGTGCTCCAAGGGATCGACATAGATGTGACGATGGCCAAGGCACTGAATATGGCGTTGTTGAGAGAGGGGTCGAATGGCACTTTACACTAGTTCCTCAGTTTCCTCAGTTGAACTGAGGTGAAGTGAGGAAGTGAGGTAAAAGAGGCCTAAATTAGTTCCTCCTCAGTTGTTACGTATATATACGTAACTGAGGAGGTAACTTAGGACTAAGGTGAAAGTAACTGAGGAAAGTGGAGGAGTTGTAGCATGGCAAAGAAAGGAAAGCGTCCGCTGGCTAACCATAGGGAAGCGAAGGCGAGAGGGACGTTGAATAGTGAGGGGACGAAGATCAGTGCTGGCGTATGGGGCCAGTTGCGTCCGCTCGATGAAAAGGCAAGAGAGAAGATCGCGAAGTGGGGTGACACGTTGCCGGACTTAGTGTCTCCGGATTTAGCTGGCCGCTTCGAGGCGGCGTACGAGGCGCTGAGAGAGCGTGTGGACGCGGATGACGTGGTCGGCACTAATCAGATCGCAACGCAGCTCATGAGGGCGTGGGACGTCTTGGAGAAGGCTGCGGAGGATGCAGGGCACAAGCCGCTGCCGCCGCACGCGTACTGCGTGGAGATTGAGGGAGAGATCGTGTGCTTCGCATTGCACGGGTGGGCGGAGCTGCGGAAGAAGCATCCAAGCTGGATCGTGTACAGCTTCGAGGACGCTGCACGCGTGATCAGGTTTGACTGGACGGAGACTTTCCTGAACAATGCGTTCAATGCGTTTCCGAATGCAAAGGTAACGCGGATGGTGCGTGACGGAGATGAGCGCATCAACTGGGATTTAGGTGGAGATGAAATACCATGGTAACGAGAGACGAAATACTGGCGATAGCAGAGGGCGTAATCAGTGGGGATCGTAACAAGGATTACGGTGACGCAAAGGATAACTTTGAGACGATCGCAGCGTTGTGGTCGTCCTATCTGGATCACGACTTCACAGTAGTGGACGTGGCCAACATGATGATACTGATGAAGATAGCACGCAGTAAGACGTCGCCGCGTAAACAGGATCACTGGGTCGACATCTGCGGCTATGCAGCATTAACAGGAGAAATTGTGAGCGATGGGCGGTGAAGTAGGCAAGACAAAGATCGCAGCGTTGGAGGCGGTCGGCGAGGATGAGCTGTTCGAGCAGATAGCGCAGGGCAAGAGCGTGCGTAACATCATGAAGGAGCAGAACATCGGGTACAAGCTGTGGGCGAAGTGGTTAGACGCTAAGGCTGGTCGACGTGATCGTTACGCGACTGCGCAGCTAGAGGCTGGACACTATTACGCTGAGCGTGCAGTCGATACGGCTCAGACAACTGATCCGTCGATGGTCAATGTAGCGCGGTTGCAAGTGGACACGGACAAGTGGATGGCGTCGAAGCTGAACGCGCAGTACGACACGAGACAGCGTGACGTGGCGATCAACATCAGCGTTAACGACTTGCACGCGCAGGCTGCGGCGTTACTTGGCGACGTGATCGATGGTGAAGCGGTTGAGGTGGACGATGACGACGCCTAACGAGATAAAGGTAATCGAGATTACTGAGCACGAGGATGGCTCTGCTACGCTGAGCGTGGACATGTCGAAAGAGCTTTACGCGTTCTTCTTCGAGCACGGCTTTCGTCAGGTGTTGATGCGTGCTCTCGAGGAGGAGCAGGGTCGTGATGACGTGTGATTGGCGAAATCGCACACTGGCTCACAGTCGCATACACGTGCGCGCGAATAACAGAACGAGCGTTCAATTACAACTTCTTGACACTACATCTTGTGCCATTGCGTTATTTGCATGGCTCGCTGGCGCGTGGCATCGCGCAAACGCCTTATTTATATGTCGCATGCAAGAAGTGGAATTTAACATAATGGACATTATCGGAGTGACCTATGCGCTCAGCGCAAATGACCCCCCCCTTCGATTCGGCGGGCGGGTGCAAATGCAAAGGACGCCCCCACGCACCCCCAC